TTCCCATAAAGCCCAAGCAAGGTTATGGTTACTGATGCCGGTCTTTAGCCACGTATGGGCCGGGTTGAACGGCCCACCACGCTCACAGCAAATCTGGGGGTGACTGTCAAGGCAATGGGAAAGGAATGTTGAGCCACTGCGACTGTGGGCGATTAGGATGGCGGGTTGGGGTGGGTCAGTGTATTTCATTTTAGCGTATTAACCATTATTACCAATAAGCCACCCGTGAACAACACTAGAACCCTATAGGCAATATACCCAACAGACGACGAATACTTAATCTTTATACCTAACCATTCCTTAAACCATTGCTCAAAAATCGCCTCTAATAAGATAAACACACAGATAAGATACACCTTAAGAAAAATTGTCATTTCAACTTATCCCTATCTACCTTTTCCCACGCTTCCCGGCTATCAATTCGCCCGTCAATAATCCCAGACCAGCGCCGGGCCTCCATATTGTGATGCTTCACGGCAATCTTACCATAAGGCATTTCATACCGGGTCGTGGCGTTCCACTGATTCATCAAGACAAACATTCTTAACGGCTTGGCATATAAAGCCCGTAATAAGGCCCCCTGGTCACGTTTGCCGTACTTGTCCCATTCGGCCTGCCAGCGTTCAAAAAACAGCTTAGTGTGGGTATTGCGCCGGTAGGCCATTAGGCCACCGTTGTACTGCAAAAGATGCTGGCTGCCCATTATGTTCCAGGTTTCAATACATTCATCTATATTATCAGGCCGCTTCATCTCCCGGACAAGTCCGTATTTGTTGTTATCCTTGCAAACCAGCATCTCCCAGCCGTCTTGCAGCACCTTGAATAAAAATGATACATCGTCAACAATCTCAATGTCAGCATCAACATAGAGGATGTACGCCCAATCTTTTGGGGCCAATTCGTCAACTTTCATCTTGGCAATCCGACCCCCAATATCAGCGTCTTTATGTTGAATAAAATGGTCTATCTTGTCATCATAGCCATTGCCAAGTTTACGATCCGACACAAGGGCCACTGGCAATTGGGGCATATGCTTTTTGATACTGGTTACACACCGTTTGGCACAATCACGAGACGGGGCACCAAAGGCCACCAAATACACCCCGCTACTCTCTTCCCATTCCGGCAGGTTGTCAATCTCTTCGGTATTAAAATAGTGGTCAATCATCTGCCGGTGGTCATTGGCCCAATGCACTATAGTATAGTTGTTCAAGATGACTTGCCGCAATGCTTCTCGATCAACTGGCCCGCTAAAAGCCGCCTTTTCTACGGCTTCAACCATTGACAACAGATTGCTACATTGGTAACGATATATACCGTCCATTTCCGGCAATTCGTCAATGAGGCCAACGCCGGACGGGACAACGATCTTCACGCCGCAGGCCATTGCCTCTAGGGGCGGCATTGGAATCCCTTCAAACATTGAGGGTACAAGTAACACGTCAAGCTGTCTAAAATACTTGTGTAATTGGTCCCATTCGTGATACTCGCACCTGACGCCTTGCCAGCCGCGCCCTGTGGCCCGTAGCGTGAGCTTTTGGGCTAATGGGGATTTGGAGAAGTCATAAAATAGTTTTTCGCCTTTACGCCCATCTCCGTAAGTGAAGCCCATCACGCCAACTACCGGCTTGGCCTTTTGGGGCAATTTGCCAATGGTGAATTTATCAATTTCGACGGGTGGTCTACACTGGTATACCTTCTCTAACGGCAGATATTGATTGTACATTCTGGCTGTGGTGACGCAGGTGTCCATTAGATTCGCCACGTCATACCACTGTTGTTTTTTACCTGCGTTCTGATCGTCAAGGTGACTGAAATAGGCTCCCATCGGTGTACCGTGCCAGCCTCGGCAGGCTTTGTGATAAGTGCCGTAATTGTTGAAGTAGTTAAAGTCGGCGGCGATGTCTGGTTGATCTGAGATTGACCAGCCGTTTTGGACGGCAAGGTATTTGGCGAGCCTGGGGAGGATGCGGTCAGAGTCTAGCCGGTCAGTGATGACGTGGACTTTCATTCTTTGTCCTCTTTGTCGACCATCTCAATTTCAATGCCTTTAATTTCCGTCCAGTTCACATCTAAGAAACGCTTATCGCCATACATCTCAACATAGGCGGTTAAGGGACTATCAAGGTTAAAATCAAGTACAAGACGCCGTACTGTGCCGGGATCAATACCTAAACATTGGCAAATTTTGTTGTATAGCTCTATGTTTCCCGTAACCAAAACTCCCATTATCTCGCTCTCCCGAAAAGGTGATCTACCAACTCCCCACCCAAACTATTAAACGGCTTGCCAAGCATCCACACCCTAACCGGCTCTTGCTCCAATGCTCGCCTAAAAGCTGCTTGGTCTTGCCCGCCGTATCGTTGCCACTCTGACCGCCACTGCTCAAATAGCCCAGAACATCGCAGCCTTTCAAAGTAGAACACACCGCATTGCGCTTGAATCGGTATGTACCCCAACTCATCAAGTGTTACCCGTCGCTCATCTTCTTTAACGTGCCAAAAGGCGTGGTTGTCCTGGTGGTCACTAACGGCAATTGCCATATCCCAATTGTCCAGGATGCCAAAGCCTGGGGTCAAGTCGCCGTAGATTCTGGTATCGGCATCAAGATACAAAACCCGGTCATAATCTACTAACTTGTCAATGTTCAGCTTAGCCCATCTTGCGCCAAAGCCGGGGTTGTCAAATTTGTCTATAACGGTAACGGGTAAGTCGTTGTACTTCTTTAGGCTTTTTACGCTTTGCTTTGCCTCTTTTTGGGCTTGTGGGCCAATGGCTATGTAGATGACGCCGTTTGTCACTTAAGTACCCAACTGTCACATTCAACTAATCCCACTACTTTAATACCCAACTCGGTGGCAACGCATTGACCACCGGCCTTGTCTGATACAACGCCTGCAAAAACTTCAACTGGCTCCCCTCCTGCCACATCTCAAATAGCTTGCGGGTTTCCTCACACTGCCGAACGAACAAAACCCGGCTGTCGTAAACCGGGACTCGTAAGTCGTGAATAATTGCCTTAGTTTCGGCCTGCTCTTGCGTGGTGCCGATTCTTTCGGCAAGTACATCATAGTCAAACAGGGGGACGGCAAGTTGCCACTTTTCGAGAAGTTTGAAGCCGGTAAGGATGTGACTTGTGTCGAGGTTGGCGGCTGTGTTCCAAAGTAAGAAACGACCACAGCTTGGGTATGTTCCCTCCCATTGCTGGACGGGGGTGCCGGGGAATAGGGCCACAAGCATATTGATGCGGTGAGCTACGATCTCGCCCTTAAAAAATATCGCACAGTCTGATAGATCTTGAACGGATTGAAGAACAGCGGGCTTGAGTATCTCTATCTGTGGCGGGGTCATTGAGAGGTATTTCCTGGCGTCGTGTTTGCCAAGTTGGAGCCACTGTCCAGGGAAATATCTCTTAGGCTTGCCAAACTCCTCGGTGTTGATTATCGTCTTGGCCTTGACCCAGACCTTTGCCATTTGTACGTTTATCCAATCTATGGGTATGTAATCATTTTACACCATTGTGGTAAAAAAAACAAGGGGAACTATGGGAAGCTCCCCTTGTCATAACTCTATTCAATTAAGGTGGATTCTGGTTAATCCACTACCTCATCATACCCACTAGTCGAAACCGGCTTGAACCGACTCGTATCACCAAATAGCGTGGCCGCATAAGTGCAGTCAGCCACGGCGATGGTGACATAAAACCGGACGTGTTCAAAGCCATTGGTTACGTCTAGCTCTTCGGTGCGGAGTTCAATCACGGCGTCATAGTTCGGGCCATCACCCCCGGCTTGGGTAAGCTGGGTAATGGTCTTGCCGGTGATTGCCTTCGCACCAGTGCCGGTGCTATCGGATGCCTGTTGAATACCGGCGTCCAGTGTAGCAAGAGCACCCAGATCGCCAACCTTGAGATGAAGCAAGGCCCGGTGGTAGTTAGCCAGAGAGACCCAGGAGGAGACGTGAGTCGCAACCTGCCGGGTTCGCGGGTCGTGTTCATCCAGAATGGCATATTGCTCAGTAAAGCGTTCAGTGTAAGACATTTTTAATACCTCCTTATAGGGTCACTAATTAGGTCGAGACCGTAGAATCGAGAATTACGAACGGGCTGACTTGAGAAGTTCCGTCTTGCAGCGTCAAAGGCGTTGACAACCACGGTTGCCCGTCTACCCGGTGAACCATTCGCCACGAAGTCTGGTCATACCGCCAGCGGTCAAACTGCGTACTCTCCACTGTTGCGGCCTTGCGGTCGCCAATCAGGTAGTAGCGCCAGTCGGCCAGCAAAATGTCACCGGCAGAACCGATGCGTGGCAACTTCTCGGTGAAGATGATGGGATAGCCCAACAACCGGGCCGGAACGCCATCAGCGGCGCTGCCCCAGATATAGGAGCCGGTATTTGCCGCCCCGCCACCCTGGTCTTGCATTTGCAGCAGGTTAGACATCACGCTTTGATGAGCCACCCACACGCCGTTACCGGACGGCAGGAAACTTTCCAGCATATTTACCAAGTCGGCATAGCGGATGTTGTTGGCCGCAGCCCGGCCCACGCTAATGGTAGCCCCGGCATTGACCACGCCTAACGGCTGGCCCGCCCCGGAACCTTGCAGGAACGCATACTCTTCATTCCACATTGCCCCACCAACAAAACCAAGTTCGCCCATCAGGAAACCTTCCAGGCTGATAGCAGAGTCCTCTACCAGTTCGTCAGAGGCACGGGTGTAACCGATCAACTTGTGGGCCACCAGTTCAACCTCGCGGAAGCTGGGGTCACTCTCGGTTTTCTCAGCGGCCTCTTCGGCCCAATAGAACACCATTCCACCAAACCAGTGGGGACGGCCCGACGTGGTGCCGGTTTGATCTAGCACCGGAATGTTGATCTGGCGACGCCGCATCGGGATGATGGTCGCCCGTTGCCGGACAAAACTCTGCTCACCCATCACGGCGTAAAGCTGCGCCTGAAACTCGGTTGGAACCAAAAACCCACCGGTGGCACCAACAGCTTCAGCCAGGTCTTTGACTTCCGTTACCCGACCATCTCGGTCATGCAACCACTTGAGGTTCGGGTTACGTTCGCCAAATTTGGCCCACATTTGAATGGCCTGCAACATCTCGCCCATTGACTTGAAGTTCGTGCCTTCGGGCTGAAAGTTGACGCCGTTCTGTTTGCCGGTGGCTTTGTTTACTGCCTGCTCCATTCCCTGGTCGAGTTCAAGGGCAGACATTTCAATTTCTTTGAGTTGGCCGGCCTCTGCTTTCAACCGCTTGGCGTCTTCCAGCATTTCCTCAACGTGACTTTTTTCTTCAGCGGTGGCTTTACGAGCCTTGTCACCATCGGGAACTTGGTCAGAGAGAATAGCCTTAGCCTGGTCAAACAGCTTTTTAGCTTCGGCCTGTTTGTCTTTCCAGTCCATTTTTTATACCTCCATTGCTTCGAGTTCAATTTGTTGAATTTGAATTTGTTTCAGCAGATCATCCCTGGAGGTGGGTGCTTGCGGCGACCCGGCCTTAGTCTGTTGCTGTTTGCTAGCGGCCTTTTCAGGTGCGTTTTTACCTTCGTCTCCCTCTTCTTCGTCTGGCATATCCGCAGGCATTGCAATCTTAGCCAATGCCTCCAAGATAGTGATTGCCTCTTGCAATTTTGCTACGTTGGCTGCCGAAAGGGTGCGCCCGGCCTTCTGTTCGATGTCGGTGACAAGTGACATATATTCGTATTCATAATATCGTTCGACCGGGCGCATTGCTAAATCTTCCGGCAACGCCATCGAATTGATGGTAGCTAGGAGCGTATTATTAACCACCTGCAATTCGGGGAGGGATATGACGTTGCATTTTAGCCAACGGGCGGTAATATTTGTTACTACGGCATATACTAAAGCCTGTAGAGTAGTGCCGAGGTAGCGTTCTTCGTCGTAGGATTTGGATTCGGGTTCATTGATGGTGGTGATGTCATTGATGATAGTTAAGGCATTTTTGCCACTACCAGCCGTAAATTCATATTCACCCTCTATCCAATCGGCACGGGGGGCAAATTCGTAGTTATCACCGTTTTGGGTATAGGGCACTTGATACCACTGCGTACCATCTATGCTGTCGTGAGTGATAATAATATACTCATCATAAACGGTATTCACCCAATAATCCCAAGAATTTGGCGTATTGTAAAGGGCCTGAAATGCCTGCCGAATATCCTCTACTTGTTGCGATAGATTTATTGCTTTGGCATCTTTGCCATCTTGTTCACTATCTAACCCATTACCTTCATCTTCACCCATCCCAAATTCGTCTTTGAGCAAACTACGGGCTTTATTCTGGGCGCTGGTTTTGGCGGCTTCGGCTATATTGGCCTGAGAGCCACGTCCGCTAATCACGGCCCGCAAAGCACCTTCATTCAGCTTGTTTGTGCCGGGGTTGACAACCGGAAAGAAAACCAACTCATTAAAGTCCTCAGTGTCGGTATTGCCAAGTAGGGACTTATTAGCTATCCAAGTTTTCATAGCTGATGGCATAGCGCCGACGCTGGTTACGGCTTCTTCCGGCTTTTCTGCACCGGTGTTTTTGTAGTAGCCGGCAATAAAGTCAGCCATCGTTTTGCCAACATCGGCCCAAGAGGTTGTCTCGGTATCTTCGTATTTGGGGGAGCGGGCGGTGGAACGAATGGCTTTAGATTCAGGTTCATCGGTTGTACCTGCGTCGGTTTTATCATCAACATTATCATCTTTAGTGTCAATGTCCACGTCAAACTCCTTTTCGCCTACATTAGACCAGTCGTAACAGGCCCAATAGCCGGGTGCAAACGGATCACTTTTAGTGTCGCACTTATGCCGGGATAAAAAGTTGTCACGGGCCTCTTCATTGTCCCGTTGCATTTCCATATCGGGATCGCCGTAATGGACGATCTTCTCTTTGTCGTCAAATTTGACATCACGCTCGTACTTTTTGTCATCACGGCTAGACGAACGACGACGGGTAGCCTGACACTTTATGCCGTTGTAGGTATAATCGTGGTAAGTTTGCTTTTTGGATTTAGCAGAAATAGTTGATGCAGCCGGATTCATAGCCCATAAAACCGGGCTATACTCAAAAAGCCTAATCTCTTTCAATTCTCGAACCGTACGCCCGTTTTCTTTTGTGTATTCGGTAGCACCTTTAATAGAATCGTAGCCTATACTCCATTCGTCAATGGCTTTTTCTTTGATTCTAATAAATGCCCCCTTGCCTTCGGGTACGTCCATCAAAAACTGAGTTTGTACCAAGAGTGCGCCAGTTGCATCGGGATATTCTGATTTGACGCTCTGCGGTAGTTCATCGCGCCCAATCTCTCGCAGTGATAATGGCTTACCTATAACCCGCATAACGGAATCGGCCTTGTGGTTATCGAGTACCTTGACTTTTTTGCCGCGTTCGGAGATTGTTTTCAAAAATGCGCCGTTCCAAATCCGGTCATCACCAAGATCAACATTGCCCATTACGGCTACTGTATGCTCAACAATCCCCTGGTCTTCGTTTATGATTTTTACATCTAAAACCGGGAAGGTTTTATGTTCCATAATTACCCCCTATTCGGGCAATAAAAAACGGCCCGTCTCATTTCGAGATAGGCCGTGGTCACTAATCACGTTGCGTAACGTGGGCTATTGCTATTTTGTTTTACAACTTACACATCATATAGTCAATTGTAGCATATTACGGGGATTTTTGCAACGTTTTATTGATTGTTGTTTTGTTGGGATATTGCGTGAAGTTCTGTCTTTAGCGCATTAGGATGTTCGTTGATTATATCCTGAATCGCATCGGGTGGTAAGTATAACCCACACTCGCACTCAAGGCCAGAGAAGCAATCACCTCCGTCAATGGTGGTATATT